ACAATTACTCAGCGCGAGCTCACATTTTGCCAAGATACAATGGTGTTAGAACATTACAAAAGAATGAAAATGCATGGAGCAAAGGAGATATTAGTTTTGGCAAAACACCTTCAGTTCAATCTTTAGAAACATACTTTGCTTATTTTGATTATTTAGGAGGAACCAACCCTGAACTTATAGATAAAGCAGCAGCTCACATTTTATATTTAATAGACATAGATGGAAATGTGTTAACTCCTTCACTTTCTAGTTCATATTACTATAATTTAATTGATAATTTTGAATCAGGTAAAAAAGCAAATATTATATTAAATGCTATATCTGGCAATCCTCAAACAATAGGAGATATTACTATTATTAGAGCCGGAGCTATTCCTATGCCTATTATAGCATCCCAAACTGGAAGTCTTTCCTTTCCTTACAACATTCAATCTACTATGTCTTTTGGAACATCTGGCTCTAACATTCCAAACTACAATAGTATATTTGTTAATCAAAGTAGTCAAACAATTGAATCTATAACTAATGGTAATTATGAAATATTAAATATACCTACATCAATTTTTTCATCAAATATTACATTAAGTAGCAATACATTAACAGTAAATAAATCCTCAAATTTAACTAAATTCCAAATCCAAATTACACTTAATAATGCTTATATAAACCAAGTATATTCCGGTGCACCAAAAACATCATTTGACATGGTTGCTTTTGTTACAATATCAACAGATGGAGGAGCAAGTTTTGGAACACCATTATATACTGAAGATCAAAATATTTCTTCAAACCCTTCATCTCTTATCTTTACTACAGCTCCTATTACTCCAATTGATACATATAAATATAAAGTAACAATTTATAATCCTAGTGGATATTATGATATAATAATCCCTTCCTCTCAAGTAAAAATCATTCAAAATCCTCAATCATCACAAGAAATATATTCAGGATCAGGAGGAGGATTTTTTACATCATCATTACAATCTTTAAATGTACTAACAGGATCTTACTCTATGTCATTAATGTACAATCCTTCTAATCCATTAATTCAGCAAAATAATACTCCTCAATTTTCATCTTCAGGTTACTTTCCATTTTTACCTTTTACTATTCAGCCAGGAGATCAAATACGATTTGAAGGAGATGAAAATCAAGTGTACAACATAATTTCAGCAACACCACAAATTGGTTTTGCATCAATGAGTATATTATTAGACGGTAATGTGTCATCAGGTTCTAATCTTAATTCTTTTTTAATAAGAAGACTTGATCCAAATCCAAATTTTATTACTATAGATTCTAATTTGTCAACATATCAAGGTGGTGGTGGATTTATTTTACCTCAATTTACTACTAATGAATTACAAGAAAGTTTTGATAAAAACATAATCTCTTTAAAAGAAAGAGGATTAATAACATAATAATAAAAATGTAATCTATCAATATTTATAATAAAATACACATATAAATGGGCTATTTAAACAACGCAGTCATTACATTAGACGCAATCTTAACAACCAAAGGAAGACAACTATTAGCTAAAAACGATGGTTCTTTTAAAATAACACAATTTGCATTAGCAGATGATGAAATTGATTATACACTGTACAATCCAACACATCCATCTGGTTCTTCATATTATGGAGAGGCAATTTTAAACATGCCATTGTTAGAGGCATTTCCTCAAGAAACACAAATTATGAAGTATAAACTTGTGACACTTCCTAGAGGTACAGCTAAATTACCTATTTTAGACTTAGGATACTCTAAAATTACACTTAAACAAGGATCATCTTTAGCTCTTTCTCCACAAACTTTAAATTATTTTGGCGGCAACACATTTGAAACTATGGGTTACACAGCCACAATATCTGATGTGCGTTTAATGAGTACATTTGAAGGAATAGGTGTTAACACTCCTGATGCACAAATGTTAAATACAACCACTACTTTAGGCACAAGTGTTTCTAAAACAGTTGTAGGAACTACTATTAACTTTAGAGCAACAACAGTTAATACATTGTTTGGTAGCAACACATCATTGTTTGCTACATTAACTGTAGTGGGTAGAGACAGTGGAGCAAGAGTTCAAATTCCAATAGAAATAACTAAAATATCTTAAAATATGGCCTTTAATCGTTTAGCACCTGAAGATTTTGTAATAAGTTCTGATTCAATAACAGCCACTTTGTGGTCTGAAGGAACAGTAACTTTAACAAAATTTAACACATCATCAACTCAAGAAGCTGGTTCTTCTGGAGATTTTTACTTAAATGTATTTCAAACTGCATCAAATGATGATAGTGCAGAAGTACAATTTGCTATAGCATATGGCAATAGATATGCCAGTGGAAGTGCTTTTTACAACAATGGAGTAACAACAGCCTCTCCAACACGTACTACTTACGGACAATATAGAAATCTTATATTAGGAGATGAAAATGCCCAATTTGTATTTGGAACAGCTACATCTTCAGATTTTTGGGTGATCAACATTGATAGAACTCGCTATAAAGAATCTTTACTTCCTGGTTCACTAACACTGATACTTTCAGCAAGTGGTAAAGTATCATTAACAGATGATAGTCAAATTTCATCCACTGTTATTTTTAATGATGCAGGTCGTGTTTATCAACTTATAAGTGGATCAGCAGGAACAATATCACCTGGATATACAGCTTCTATTTCTGGTTCATATGGATGGTTTTTACCAGACATTGGCACTATTTTATTAAATCCTTTAGCCTTATCTGGTTCTATTAAATTATCACCAAGTCGTTCAGTTAATTCTGATGGATTAAATTACCAAAAATTATTTACTGCTATTAGTGGAGGAGCAAGTTTCCAAATAAACAGTCAAGAAACTATATCTTCAGACTACATATTTATCAGAGCTAGAAATGCAGAATTTAACTACTCTGAAAATCCAAGTTTTATATCTGGCAGCACAGGTGAAATTGTGTTCAATCAATTTATAAACAATCCACAAACATTCCTTACAACAATAGGACTATATAATGACAATATGGAACTATTAGCTGTAGCTAAAATGTCAAGACCTTTATTAAAAGACTTTACAAAGGAAGCACTTGTAAGAGTAAAATTAGATTTCTAAAATGAATGGGCGCTTACAAACAATTTCTAGCTTCTGATATAGTTGTTACTCCTTTTACAGTAAATAAAAGTTTTACTTTTCAAGGAATAGCGGCGTTAACTGGCTCCAATGTAGGCATTGAAAGACTTTTAGGGCAAAATATAACATCATCCTTATTTTCTTCTGCATCTGAAGCAACTACAGGATTGTTAGGACCTCAATTTCAAAGACTAGTTTATAGATCAATAAGAGAACTTTACTATTCAAATTACTTAAGTTCAAGTTATGGAGATAGTATTAATGAAGCTGTACTAGTACCAGGTAGAGATGTAGATGGAGATAGATTAGTAGCATCATCTAGTGGATTTACAACACCTTCTTACGACAATTACTTACAAACCACTTTATCATATTCTAAATTTTATCCTACAGCTTCAGATAGCATTATAGGAGTTATATCTATTCCTACTCGTTTATTTGGTGATTATATAAAACCTAACACATTTGTTTTCACAACAGACAGTGGAAGTTTAACAGATGATGGAGAAGGAAACATATTATTTAACTCCAACATAGTAGGAAATATATTTTACCCACATGGTATTATAACAATTACAGGAAATTATAATGCATATAATGTTAATTCACTTTACGGAACAGCAATATATGGAATATCAACATATGGCGGTAATGCGACTTTTGCTGATGAAACATTAAATTTTATAACATCCTCAAATGTCACCTGCTCCTTTTCAAGTACATATACTATTCATGAAACACAGTACAAATGTACTATTAGAGAAAATGAATTTAGTTTTACCTTAAATCCAAGTATAACTTCAGGCAGCACATCAATGTCTAGTTCTATAGGAATATTTTCAACCCCAAGTGAAAATGTATATGGGTATGTTACTGAATCTTATTTTTCCCCTTATATTACTACAGTAGGTTTATATGATGAAGCACAAAATCTTTTAGCAGTAGCTAAATTAGCTCAACCTCTACCTTCATCACCAACAACAGACACAACAATTCTAATAAGTTTAGACAGATAAAAATGTGGTTACATAAAAATAAAGTTATAAATAAAATAGAAGATTTCCCTGAAAATACATTTGGATTTATTTACAAAATTACCAACAATGAAACTGGAAAGTTTTACATTGGTAAAAAACAGTTAATGTCTAAAACCAATGTTAAGTTAGGTAAAAAGGAAAAATCAGCACTACCAACACAGCGTGGCAGAACTCCATCTAAAAAATTAGTAGTTAAAGAAGCCGACTGGCAAAACTATTGGGGCAGCAACAAACCACTACTTGAAGAGTTAAAATCAGGTAAAGATAAATTTACAAGAGAAATATTAATGGTATGTTCAAGTAAAAAAATGTTAACATATTGGGAGGCAGCATATCAAATAAAATTAGATGTACTGTTAATAGACAGCTACAATGAAACAATTTTAGGACACTACTATAAAAAAGACTTTTTAAGTTAGGCATTTTAATATATTTTTATTATATTAATATCAATGGCTAACAATGCTTTAATCTACTTAATAGATTCTATTTTAGGCAAAGGAAAATCAACATCCAAAGGTAACAGAGCGTACCATTGTCCTGAATGTAAACACCAAAAACAAAAACTAGAAGTAAATGTAGAAGAATCTTCTATACATTTTCAGTTTTACAACTGTTGGACATGTGGTTTTAAAGGAAAAAAACTAACTACCCTATTTAAAAAAATAGGAACTGATTCAAGTAAAATAAATGAATTAAGATTTTTAATAAATTCTACATCTAAAGAGGACAAGTCAGAACCAACAATTGATAAAAAAATTGCGTTGCCTAAAGAATTTATATCTTTAATTTCTCCACCCACATCCATTACTGCTAAACATGCCTTATACTATTTAAAACAAAGAAATATTAGTAAAGAAGACATTATAAAATACAATATAGGATACTGTGAATTTGGTAAATATTCTAACATGATAATTGTTCCTTCATACAATGCTAAAGGTGATCTTAATTATTTTATATCTCGCAATTTCAATAAAAATTCTACAGTCAAATATAAAAATCCAGATGTGTCAAGAGACATAATTGGATTTGAACTTTTTATAAACTGGAATGTGCCTATAATTTTATGTGAAGGAGTATTTGACGCTATAGCTATAAAACGAAACGCCATTCCACTATTAGGAAAAACAATACAAAAAAGTTTAATGAAAAAAATTATAAATTCATCTGTTAAAAATATATATATAGCCTTAGATAAAGACGCTATTAAACAAGCGTTAAATTTTTGTGAATCACTAATAAACGAAGGTAAAGAGGTTTATTTAGTTGATTTAAAAGATAAGGATCCCAGCGACATGGGATTTGAAAAATTTACTAATCTAATTCAAAACACTTTACCTTTAACATTCTCAAATTTACTTGAGAAAAAACTACAACTATGATAGAAAAAAATGTAAACGTTAATAAAAAAAGCGTTAAGAGATTATTAGAAATTGATGAGACTTCTAAAAGAGTAACAATAATGGACAATAGATACTACACCAGAAATGGAAATCTTTATCCATCAGTTACTAGTATTTTACAGTTTATGCCTAAAAATAAGTTTTTTGAAACTTGGTTAAAAGATGTAGGACACAATTCAGACATCATAATGAGAAAAGCAGCAGATGAAGGCACACAAGTACATGACGCCATTGAAAAATATCTTTTAGGAGAAAAATTAGCGTTAATTGATGAAAAAGGATTTTCAATATACTCTTTATTTGTGTGGCAGATGATTTTAAAATTTCATGACTTTTGGTTAACATATAAACCTACACTGGTAGAAAGTGAAGCTCATCTATTTTCAGACAAATATCAATTTGCAGGTACATGTGATTTAGTAGTAGAAATCAATGGTGTAAAATGGTTGTTAGACATTAAAACGTCAAACTCATTACACACCAGCCATGATTTACAATTGTCAGCATATGCTCAAGCGTGGAATGAGTTGTATGAAGAAAAAATTGAGCGCGTAGGTATCATATGGTTAAAGTCTGCTAAACAAAAACCTGATAAAAAAGGCGACAACATGCAGGGCAAAGGATGGGAAATATATGAGCCATCACGTACCATTGATGAAAACTTTAAATTGTTTGGATACATACATGAATTGTACAAATTAGAACATC